CCTGATTATTGATCGCCGTTGTTTTTGACAGACCAGCCTGCTGTATATTCGCGATCTGCCGGTCGCCAGCTTCCTGCGCGGCATCAATAATTTCGTTCAATGCGCCATCAGTCATAACATCCGTGGATACATAGCGGTTCGGATTGGAGGGATCTTTTGTGTAAATCTGATTAGGCCGCCATGTATACCAACCCGTTATTTCTTTTTCCGTCAAAGCCTGCTCCAACCTTGTAGTGTCTACGGCCATAATGATTCTCTCCTTTCCGTTTCATTATAAGTATGCTTGCGCCGACGCTATCGCTGTTTTTATTCTTGCATCGTCCCAGGTTGGTGTCTTCGAATTATGATAGAGCACAAAATCGAATATAGTGCATTCGACTTCCGCTGCTGAAACGGAAATCTTCAGACCACAATCCGTCGTGCTCGAATTATTCGGCGTAAAAGTAAGTTTACTTCCAGCCCCAAGTGTAACAAGTCCCAAACCTCCGCTGTTATTGCAATTAACAATAAACGCTGCAGAATTAGTACTTCCAGAAGAACTTAATATCACAAAATGTCTTGTTCCTGGCGGAACACCAATATATATATTCTTACTACTGTTGGATGATTCGCGTATAGCATAAACATGTATGCCTGCAAGTACATTAATAGCCGCGTCTGATGCTGCGTTTTGCACGAATTCAGTTGTAGCGATCTGAGTTGTTTTCGTACCTTTGGCCGCTGTGGGCGCCGTTGGCGTTCCTGTAAAATTGGGATTATTGAACAATGTTGCCGTATTAATCTGAGAGTTGAGAACTGCACTGTTCACAAATTCTGTTGTGGCGATTTGTGTCGTGTTCGTCCCGGGCGCGGCTGTCGGTGCTGTTGGTGTTCCGATCAAATTTGTGTTCGATTTTACGCCATTTAATGCAGAATTAATCGCGTTATAAATAGCTCCTGAGAGCACAATATTTGAACTGTTCTCCGTAGGTGTAGCATCAACGGGAATGGTCGCATCCCCGGTCATCGCCTCTCCATTGTCCCCGAGGCGTATGCTGTTCATTGATCCCTCACCATTAAGGCCCTGCCGGCTTACGGCGTAAATGTAACTTATTCCGCCACTTTCAAAAATATTATTCGTGCGGGTCCAAAGCCAGTCACCGGGATTTAGCACAGGAAGCGTTGCGCTCCAACCCGTAACAGGAGGCGTTTTTACAAGTTGGCCGTTCGAAGTCTCCCCTTTAACATATTCTATAGTCATATCCACAATCGGATCAGGAGGACCGACCGGCCCCCTTGCACCATTTGTAATGTAAAAATCGCTTGTGGAATTGTCGGAATAAGTAATCACGTATCTTCTCTTAAGCCGTTGCTCAAATTCAAAATCCTCTTCATCTTCGTCTGCATAATTCTGATCAATAGTGATCGACTTAATTCCACCGTGACCCTGCTCATATACAGATGCCAGGTCGTCTACGTGATTCCAAAGCTCGGCATAGGCATCGAAAGTGGCGACCTTATACTCCTGATCGGCCTGAGGCTTAATCCAGATTCTGTTTTCCGGATTGGTTGGCTGTGTATCACTAACGATTACAAGTTCTCCGACATCGTCGACAGCCTGGTTCAATCGCTCAAGAGCCTGTGATGAGCCGTCGACAACTCCCTGCAGCTGGTTTACTGCCGCCTGCGCCTGAGAAGCAGCGTTCAAGGCTTCCTGACCGCCAACATAGGAATAGCAAAGCTCAATTCCGTGAGCGATTGCCTCTCGAACGTCTTTTCCATATATGGCTTTGCGAATTGTCTCAATGCTTTTGGAGATCTCCGCGTTTACTTCAGCCATGTTCTTATCACCTCATCATTCCGTTTCCGAACAGCTGCCCGGATAACTGCTGTATTTGCGCAGAAGTAATCCCCCGCGTCTTTTGCAGATACTCCAGAATCGCATCCGGATTATTGGAGATCTCGTCCGGAATATCCGGAAACTGCTGCTTTACGAAAGCCGCCGGATTCCGCATGGCCTGCATCACATAAGCGATCTTCTGAGCCGGGTTTTCAAACGACGGCCAGCCAGACGTCTGAGGAGCTGGCTGAGCGGTCTGTCCGCCGCCCATTCCCGGGATCAGGCTTCCCAAAATTGACTGACCCATTCGTCTTACCTCCCCTTATTGTTGCTTCCATTTTGATTTCCGCCGTTCTGGTTGTTTTGCATGTTCTGCATTCCAATGGCGCTGTTGCCACGGGGAATACTGTTGTTCTGCTGCATCATGCTGCTCATTTGGCGAATTTCATTGCGAAGGCTCTCAAAATCGTCCTTCGTGGCAAACTTGCTTGTGTCCACGTTCTGGGCATTTCCGCTCTGTCCGGAAGGAAGAACATTCACTGGTTCCTCTTCCACGTACCGAAGCTTCTTCAACGGATTCGGCATGCCGGCTACGTTAAATGTACGCAAATAAATCACATTGTCATTCGTATCCCAAAGCGCAATAGGGCCTGTGCTTCCGTTAGGAACCATATATGCCTTGGCTCCGATTTCGCCGTCGACGGGAATCACATTGCTGCTCATGGGCATGGACTGCGGAGCAGGAGCGTAACTCTGCGGAACAGGCGGAATCGCGGCGCCATAACTTCCATAAGGATTAATTCCAGTATTCCACGTATTTCCAATGCTGTAAGGATTCATATAACCAGCCATAATCATTCCTCCCCTTCTTTCTTATTATTCCGGTCTTCCTGATCTGTCGTCCTGTTTTGAAGTCTTATGCACGCACCGGCAATTTCAGCCAGGTGCCGCTCTATTTTTTCAAGCGACAAATTAATCTTTTTCAGATAATAATCATTATCCATATATGATCCTCTCCTTTCAGGCTTTTGGAGAATCCGATTATTGAATCCTCCAGAAAAAGCTTGGAATTTCGTTTCCTGAATCCCAGCTGTCGTAATAGTTTCCATCGATTACAGCAACCGCGTGACTCCCGGTCCCGATGATGTACACTCCTCGTGGATACATGACACAGAAACGTTTTATCGTAATGCAACTCGGACATTTTTCAGGCAAAAGAAAAGGGACGAATCCCTGTTCATAGAGATATCGTCCCCATAAATGATCGTCACTCATGGAAAGAAAGTGCTCCCGGCTCAGACTGTAAATTTCATCCGAAACCTGTACCCAGGTTTTATGAAGCGCTACGACGCAGGCCCGGATGACGCAGTCCCCGGTGTGATTCTTCGCAGGATTTACGTTACATCTGATCCACATAACCTTTCACCACCAAAGTGTCCTTCAGTCAGGCTCAATATCGTTGTGCTCCTTCGCCTGCTGGGCATAACTGATATGATGTATCGGAAGTTTTCTGATCTCAGTCATAAGTCTCTCCACCGTACCGTTTCCGCCCATTTCCCGATACGGCGAGTACAGATATTTGTTCAGATCCTCGTATTCATCCTGTGTGATCCACCCGCGTTCAATATACCGCATGGACAGGGAAATAATCCGGTCGTGGCCAAGTCCAAGAAGCATCTTGGTCTTTGCATCTTTCTTTTCCCTTCGGGCCGTCATCCATGCCCAGAATCCGCTGGAAGCGAGTACAGCACAGATAACAGTCACCGCCATCTGTAAAAATGGAGACATGCTCATCCCTCCGAATCTTCTTTATGATCTGTCCAGGGCTCCGCATATCCCATAGCCCGCTCGCTGTCACTAAGCCCGGCAGTCGTGGGATCGACCAACACGCCAATCAGGCCAAGGAAGGTCAGCACCTGCCCGGCCATATTCATCACGAAACTTTCAGTAACAACAGGCGCGACGTCAAACATCTTCAGTACATTGAATACGAATCCGACAATAAGGCTTACAAACATCGTCAGCCAGGTCTTGTTCTTAAACCGAACTTTCCAGTTTACTTTCATTTTGATTTCCTCCGTTCATGTGTTTTTATGAGGTTTCCGATCTACCATGCAGTCCGGTCCATTCACGTGTCTAGACTCGGCGCGGAATCCGAAGGTGAAGAAGAATTTCTTTTCCACGGGCAGAAATATCCGTCATTTCCGTAAATCCGTCATACTGTTTCTCTTCTTTGAAAAATGAATTTGGAATTTCAAACACGGTTTTAATGACCTGGACATTCGCCGGGTTGTTAAATGCCAGAAACGACTCGGTCATAGTCGGTCCTTCATCCAGCGTAACCCACAAAGTATCGTCATCCGCAGAAAGTTGAGTAACTACTCCGTCCCATTTGCTTCCGTCCGAAAGAATAATTTTTCGGCTCACACCAGATTCTTTCGCAAACTCACTCAGCATCGGAATCACTCTCCTTTTCTGCCGCTACGGCACTTAATTCAAGAGCGCTTTGCTTAGCCTCTTCTATAAGGCACTGACATGCCAGCATGTATTGAAGATTCTCATGAGTTGATTTTATTTCGATTTGTTGAAGCGCGCTCCATACTTCCTGGAGTTTATTAATAATACTCTGTATAGGGTCCATTATTATTTTTCTCCTTTAAATACGGTTATTATCTTTTTTGTCGTGGAGCGTAACTTGTCAAATACCAGCCTGTGCCGATATACGTTTTAACGCCCCTATAATCATAATAATGGCCGTAAGCGTTTCCGCCAACAACCGAGTCATTATAAATATTTGTACGAGTGTATACTGCCCCGGCTGCGACGGCGGCATCGACACAATCATTCCAACCCTGATTGTAGGCAGCATCGGTGTCGCCTTTTCTAAAATTTAGCAGCGGTCCATTCGAGCCATCAATTCTTACAGTCTGGATATAGACATTATCACCGCTGTAAGTCGGAGCTCTGAAGCTTCCAATGGCGTTGGCCAAACTTCCGCCCCCTCTTAAATAGACGCCGTCTCCGGTAATGGCCGACCCAGAAATATTACCGTTTGTGGAAAAACCTGCGGCAGTGATCGTTCCGGCCTTAAGAGTAGCGATTTTAGCATCAGCAATCGTAGCGATTTTTGCATCAAGATTATCAATGACAGCTTGTATAGCCTCCAGCGTGCCAATCTTCGCGTAATCCGCATACATGTTTTCAAAGTAACCAAGCTCGACCTTCAGACTGTCATACGTCTTCGTAAAATGCACGTCTGATAATCCGACGGTTCCGGCTTTTATGGTTCCTGTATGCTGCACGCCTTTTTCATCTGTCCACTTATACGTAAGCGGCCTGTTGATAACGATCTTGGATCCGCCAAGGTCGCCTTTTTCCCCGAACCCGGCGCTTCCGTTTTTACCGTTAATATCCGCTGTCGGACTCTTTTCCGGATCTGTACCGTCGCCTTTACCAAAGAAAGATTGAAACTGCTTTACAATACCTTCGCCATTTGCAGAGAATCCAGGAAATTTTGAGCCATCTACAGGAGTATCTTCGCCACCGATGTTTAGTACGCCATGTGTTTTTTGGTTTGTTGGGTTGATTCCGAGTTTCGCATTCAGCACCATGACCGGGCCTTTTTTCATAATTTCTTCTGGTGGGGTGAGTGTTGAGATTGCCTTCCACACACCAAATTCCTGAGACATGGCATTAAAAGTAAGCGCTTTATTGGTGCGGTTTAATTTTTTCATCTGCTCGTCGCTTAATCCCCATGGATTTTGGATGATTGGACTGTTGATGGTCATGTTCCCGTTCGAGCCATCAAAAAACATCGTCTGTACGAACTGCTGGCTTCGGCTTCGAGTTGGACTGGTCGGGTCCGCGGCATTCAGGCCTCTTCCAACGACATGTATCGAAGATTGAAGGACTTGTCCAGATACTTTTTCTGCTTTTGCACGGCCTTCCTCTGTATTTCCGTATTCTTTTAACTTGGATTCATAGATTTCATTGTAAATATCTTTATTAATTTTTGCATTGGCGATATAGTTGTATGCGGTAAGCTCAAGGCGACGGACTCTTTCCTCGGCGCTTTCTTTACCTTCATCACCTCCGCCTTTGTATCCTCCGCCTTTTTTACCACCGGTTCCACCAGATCCTGAATCGGAGCTTGATTTTTTAGAAGAAGTGCCGTATTCATGTCCAACAAGCATACTTGGCACACCAACGGAATACTGATTTTTCTCAGGATTATGGAGATTATACTGGATGCTTAAAATCGTAAGCGTTTTTGTGATAGTCGGAGTGTTTCCTTCAGTATGCCTGCTTACGTCCGGATAAGTCACCTTAACGCGGTCTCCAACCAGATACTTTGGAACTGAGCCATTCTTATGGTGCAGATCGATCGCTGTAATATCAAAACTTGTAAGACCTCCAATATAGTTTTCCTTAATCCAGTCAACAGCATACGACCACAGTTTTTCCTTTGTGTCCGCATTTGGAAAACTTTGCGCTCTGTAGATCAGTCCATAATCGTTAACGGCATTCAGATAGTCGCTCTTGGCATGATATCCACGGTTTAATTCAGAATCGCTATACACTTTAGTGATTTGCGGAACAAGAATCCGGTTATTGTTGCCATGAATATCAGTCTTATATCCATCGATAAATAAATCGTCACCATCGGACGACCCAATAGGAACCAAAGCCGTGAATATATTATCCACTTCAGCCGAAGTATTGATGTCAATCATGTTTTCGGCCAATTTGATTGGCTGGGAATTTTCGGCATATTGAAAACTGTTCTCAAGCCAGTCCAGATAGCACGTTGAGCCGACATATCTTGTTCTGAAATACCCGCCGTAATCGCTGGCGAGCGATTCTATTGCACTGGACGTCTTCTCCCAACTGCTGCTTCCAAATTTTTTCTTACCGGAAACATTAACTTTTTGCGCAGAAGTAATGGCGCTTGAATAATTCCCCGGAACCTCTCCGATTACGATTTTTTTATCAGCCAAGCTGATATCGCCTGTAACATGCGCCGATTCCTGAACGTCAAGCTGACCAGTTCCGGGTACTAAGTCAATGCCCCCGGAGGTGCCGGTTGATCCGGCGAGAGCAAGGGCCGCTTCCGCTAGAGAAATCAGATCACCATTCTTTCCAACGACTACGGTGTCTAAATCCATCATTTGGTCATTATGCTGTTTGAGAACGGCTTTTAAATAATCTAAAACGGTAAGTTCTTTTCTTTCGTCTTCATCGACGCCTTTTTGCATACTATCCATAAGAAATGCAAGATCGCCTTCCAAATGGATCTTTCTCTCTCCCGTAAACGGCGATGTATCGATCGTCAGAACACGTCCACGAAAAATAGTCGTTCCATCATAAACAACTCTCATCATGGTCTTCATCTGCAGCATCGAGTTGTAATATGGATGAGTCGGAGCCATGCCAAATTCAAAGCTTCCCGTTTTACCCATTTCAACTTTGATAACAGGATCTGTCAGCGCGTTATCCGGATTTGAAATCGGGACGCTATAAAGCTTGGTCTCCGTTGTGACAAGTTTCCCAGAGGAGTCAGCGAAATATTTAATGTAAATATCGTACAAGTTTTATAGCCTCTTTTCTCCGGCTACAAATTGATCGGTTCGATCTATTTCGAAATTAAAATAGTCCCACAGCCAATCGCCGGTTCCAAATACGTAACGTTTATACGGTTCAAGCGCATAATTAATTGTAATTGTGCTAAAATAGGCATCACTTCGCCATTCATTAAAAGAAAAACGACCCTCAAAGTAATATTGAGGATCGTCGTCCAGAACCATTTTCATTTTCTTCCCATGAAGAAAATCAATAATTCTTCGCCGAACCCTTTCCCAGGTATCAAAGTCGTTATCAACAATAAATTCAAAGGTTCCGCTTCTGGCTCCGTAAACAACTTTGCCAGTAAGGTATTCGGACATATCAATCGGCCCATCAGGGCGGCCGGGAATATCCACGTAATTTGTGGATACCCCGGCTTCCGCCACAACAGGTCGACTCGATGGGATCAGGTGCCAGTCCGTCCAGGTGTTCGTTCCAACGAATCTTCCATTTCTGACCGTTCCGTCCCCAAAGGTAATCGAATGATTCTGGAAGGTGTCGCTGTCAACAAATAAACCGTTAATATACTTCAATGCCATGTTTTATGCTGCTCCTTCCGGATATCATTTTTAGCTAATTGTCCCATTATTCCTGTTTGCGTAGAACTGTCTTCTTCCGATATTGCGATCCACGCCATTCGTTACGCCTCCGGCTACAACGCCGCTATCAAGAACTATCTTCATATTACTGATGGCGGCATTCATGCCCTGAATCTGTTCCCCAAGCTGGGCCATGCGTTCGTAAATACCGCTGTAATCGGGTTTCACCGGTTCGCTTCCATTTTGATCCTGCTGGCCTATCTGGCCGGCACGCCTGGACGAAACCGTTGTGTCAATGCCTATTGTTCCGCCATATTGCCCAAATCCGAATTTGTTTAATCCTGCTTCAACCTGACTCATATCCAAAACCGGCGTAATCGTCGGCTGAACATCGGTAGACTCGGCCATGATTTGTGACATTGTCGAAATAAATCCGGAAATGTTATTCAACTTAGACGGATCGTCGTTCAGATAATAGCCTTCCTGCAATTGATGCAAAAGCACCATTTTAGATTCGGCTCTTTCGAGACCCTCTTCAAAGCTCGAGAAATCAGAGTCTACGTTAATAAGCAGATTTAATCCACCGTTCGCACTGCTGTCATTCTCGAGAAGTTCATCAAGATTGCTGCTTTGAGAGAATAAGTCGTACGCGTAATCTTCCAGCTCATCCGGAGAAAGGACCTTCCCGTCAGGCGTTATCGGCGTGAAGTCAACAATAACGTTTCTGTTCCATTCGTAGTCCGCGTCTTTCCCGGCGGTATAGGTACTTGTGAAAACAGTGGCCAGGCCTTCACCGGCATCCTCCCATCCTGCCTGTACAAGTTTCTGAGCATCCACGAGAGGCCTTGTAAGAAGGTTCACGTTTCCGCGATTAAATATTTCGGTCATCCAATTGCCGATTGTGTCTTTGTTAACCACACCCATGATCGCGTCGACGGTTCCTTCCGTAGCGTTAACAACGTCATCAGAAGTCATGTTGATGCCTTTTACCATACCGAGACCGATGTAGCTTCCGACATCCATGAAGACCTTAGAAGGAGAATTTGCATTCAAAGCAGCCATAGCGGCGTTGTAAGCAGCTATCGCAATATCATGAGCCGCCTTAGTCACGCCTTCTGTTCCTCCGCTGATACCGACAACAACACCGGAAGAAATCGCAGATCCAATAGCGGTCCAATCAATTCCGGGATGAGTCGTGCCCTCTGTATTGATAGCGACTAGTAAGTCATGGAACGCGCCAGTAGCATCCGTTATGCCAGTTGTGATAGCACCGGCGACGCTGGTCGTAAGGGTCGTTCCGATATAGGACCAGTCAAAAGACCCACTGAAATTGCTGTTTGAAAGCTGATTCAGTCCCTCGGCAAATATCCGGAACATCTCAAAACGATCCTTAACGAGATTAAGATTGCCTTCGTCGTCTTCAAGCATGGTAAACGCCTGATTAAGGTATGTCATAAAATTGACAAGGTGATCAACAACCTGCATATGCTGAATGCCGTCGATCTCCTGCACTTCCGTCAGCCCTTCGACGAAATAGGTCAAAGCATCGAGACCCGCATAAGCGTTCCCTGTCATACCTCTCAGCTGTTCAAGTTTAAGCATCATACCAAGGACGGACTCTAAAGCGACAAAAGCATTTTGTGCCATACTGGCTGTATCACTGTTCCAGTTGCCAGTAGTGAGTCCCTGACCGAGCTTGCCAAGACCGTCGCCAAGCTTTCCAACCTGAGTGCCGATATCTTCCAGGCTTACTTCGCGTCCATTCAGAACAGAATTAACGATGTTCACCAGGCCGCCAACCGTGTCAAGCTTCCCCTGCATGTCCTGCATAAAGGTAATCATATCGGTAACGGCCTGAATTGCTGGCTGCACCATATCCTGGCTAAAAGGCGTCGTACCTTCTGTGCCACTTCCGCCTGCCATAAGGCCAGCACCAAGTTTACCAAGGCCATCACCCAGCTGGCCAACCTGTGTGCTCACATCTTCCATATTCGCCGGACGCCCAATGGTAATGGATTCCCATAGACCCTTTAAGCCGCCGACGCGGTTAAGCTTAGTCGGTATCTTAGCCATGAAGTCGACCATTTCGTCCAAAGCTCCGAGAGCCGGCTTAACGATTGCTGAATCAAAGACGGGATTTCCGTCTTCATCTTTGGCGGTAACGCTCTTGCCAAATTCATTCAGACTTCCGCCAAGCTTGATGATATCTGTGGACAATTGAGTCAAACTTGGAGGATTCCCATTCCACAATCTCGGAATGAGGCCGGGGGTCATCGGCATCTTGCCGGGAATGGAGGCAATACTTTCAAGAGCACCAATCGCGTTCGTATAATCGAATTCGGGAGGGTTCTTGTTGACCTCGTCCATCACCGTTGTATTAGTATGAAAATCCTTCAAGGCACTTCCAAGCAATTCAATTTCGCCGGCGAATGTCGTCAGGCTCTCTCGTTTTCCGATAAGAATTGAGATTGCGCCATCGAAAGAAGGAAGTTTAGTTGCGATGCCGGCGATAGACTCCATAGCGGATATGGCATTAGAGTAGTCATAAGTCTTAACTTCGCCTGTTGTTTGATCCAAATAAGTTATAGAGGAGGCAAACTGCCCCATAGACTGCGCCAACTGAGAAATATTGTTTCCGAAAGTTGTCAGTTCATTGGTTTTATCCTGCAGGCTGTCCCCGCCATTAGTGATAAGATATCCAAGATTAGAGAAAAAGCTCGTCGCTTCCAGTTTAATTTTCAGGCGCTGGAAGAATCCAATGACTTCCAGAGCCTGCTCAGTTCCATCTCCCAGTCCGGATCCGGCCTGCTCAAACTGCACTAACGCTCCGGCAAGAGCCGCGAGACTGGAGCCAAACAGACTCAAGCTCTTCTCATCCGGCATATCGCTAGGAATAGTAAAGCCGCCATTTTCGTTCAGACTCTCGCTAATGGCCTGCATAAGAGCTACGGCAGCCGTCACGTCCGGAGTATCTCCGACCTCAAGCGTTCCGACCTCTTCTGCGCCCATAGCATATAGCATCATGGCGCCTCCAAGTCCGGACATCTTCGCGGTCAGATCATCAAGATTCAGCTTGGAAACCGTATCCAGCTCACTTGCTGTTCCAGCAAGAGCCAGAATCGTTTTCAGACCGTTATTCTTCTCAGGATCGCCGACACTTTTGGTATTATACTCAAACGTTCCGGCAGCAGTACCGAGCTGGTACATAATCGTATCAAAAGAATTCACCTGACTCTGGAAGGCACTGAAACCGCTCAGCTCCTCAGAGACGAGGCTCTTGATTTTACCAACAATTCTTTTGAATTTATCTACGCCGCCGTCATCGGACAGCTTTCCAATACGTCCACTGAAGGTTGACAACTGATCGCTCATGAGATTCAGCTGAGCAATGGCCTGCGTGAAGGAAGTAACGCTGTTTGAAACCAAAGCGAAGCCGAACAGCCCGCTGAACATTTCTTTCAGCTTGTCAATTACTCTCTTACCTTTATCGATATTGCCTTCATCGACACCGTTCATATTTCCGCTGAAGCTCTGCATCAGATTGGAGATGAGAACAAGATTAGAAGAAAGATCAGTTAACGCTCCGCCAATACTCTTTATCAGCAGCGGAGCCATAAGGGCAAGTACGCCTATAACTGCAGCAAGACCGGCAACGAGAATAAGCATTCCTTTAATGCCGCCCATCTTCGCTAAGGCACTTGCGCCGGCAATAGCCACAAGAAGTACACTGATTCCAGCTGCAAAGCCAACAATGTTCTGCCACGGAACATCTTTTACTTCATTAAAAGCTATGCCAAAGAGAATCATGGAAGCGCCAAGACCGATCAGAATCAGTAAAGCAGATCCAGCCGATGCAAGATCAGGCTTCATTTCTTTCAAAATAGCCAAGAGACCGACGACTTCCATCATAACGGTAGCAAGACCCACCATGGCTCTTGTGTAGCCTTCGCTGTCCATTTCAGCCAAAGGCTTTAAAGCGTATATCAGGATGGCGATGCTTAAAGCGAATCCAATAAACCCAAAGAGAGAACCAGGATTTACTTTCAGCGCATCCATGAGCTTCATCGCCCCAATAAGTTCGCCAAGTACGATCATAAGGCCGATCATAGCGCGGCCCCATCCGCCCCAATCCATTCCGGCAAGGGGCTGAAGCGAGAATATCAGGATGCCAATACTCGCGGCAAATCCGGCAAAAGCAGCCAGAGAAACAGTGCTTACCTTCGCCACTTTCATAAGCGCCATCGCCCCAATAAGTTCACCAAGAACAATTGTAAGGCCGATCATAGCTCGTCCCCACGCACCCCAGTCCATCAGGGCCAAAGGCGTAAGAGCCATAACGAGAATGCCAATACTAAACGCGAATCCGGCAAAGCTTAAAAGTTTAACAGCAGCGCCTTTTCCGTCGTTCATTTTGCTCACGTAGTTTATAAACAAACCGAGTTCAAGTAAAATTACCCCAAGTCCGGCAACCGCTTTTGCGACACCTTCCGCACTCATCATCGCAAGTGGAGTAATAGCGGCAATCAAAAGGCCAATACTGACACTAAGCAATGCCACAGACACAGATAGTACAAGCATAAGCGCTGCCATCTTGGCAATTCCTGCCGGGCCGGTCTTTCCGCCGCCGACGTTGAACGCAAACTTATCCATCGAGTTTAACATGATCATCATGAAAAGACCGATCTCAGTAAGAATCAGGCCAAGCCCGATTACAGCGCTCATGATGCCTTTAAAGCCAATCGCGGCAAGAGGTGCTAATGCCACCACCAGCGCACTGATTCCAGCCGAGAGAATGGCAACCGTTCCGGCTAACAGAATCATCATCACCGCCGCTTTTGCAATGCCGCTCCAGGACGTAGTTCCGCCGCCAATAGCGCTTATAAAAGTATCCAGCGAGTTGAGCATGATAATAATGAACGCACCGATTGAAGTAAGAATCAGCGCCAAACCGCCTACGGCGGCAAGCACGTTCTGCCAGCCCATAGCAGCAAGAGGCGCCATAGCGACCATCAACGCGCCAATGCTAAGCGATAAAATAGCCGTGACCCCGGCAATCAAGAACAGAATTGCGGCTAATTTTCCTATCTGTGCCCAGCTGTTTCCGCCCATACGACCGACCATGAAATGATCAAGCTGCTTAACCATGATCACAATGAACGCTCCAAGGGATCCAAGAATTGCGGCAAAGCCAAGGAAAGCGGCAAGCATTCGTTTCCAATCGGAAGCAAGCGGAATCATAGCAAGCATAAGAATGCTAAGAGACAGGACAATAGCCGTGACAGCAGCCGCGATCGAGTCGATAATAGCAACGGCAGCAAGCTGCTGAACATAAGTGCCCTTCATGTTTTCCATATGCTTGGTAATAAGGAACAACGCGGCAAAGATAAGCCCAACAACAACAGCTCCCTGAATTAACGCACCTCTGTCCATAGATCCGAGCAAGGCAATAGAACCGGCAATCATAAGAATGCCAGTTGCAAAATTCTTGATTTTCTCAGAATTCCATTCATATTCGCCTAAGAATCCGGCTTTTAAGCTACCGCCGACGTCGTCAAAGAAGCCACCAATTGTGCGAATAGCTTTTCTCGCGTTCATAAGCAGATTGAATAAAGTAGCCAAAGAAGCGACGCCAAGGAACGCCAATATGATTCCGTAAAGGTTCGTCGTCTTAAACCATCCGGCCACAGTATTCAGGAAATTGAAAGCTGAAAGGAATCCAAATCCGGATTCAAGAGCACTCTTCAGGCTGAATCTACTTGTGATGTTTTTCAAAAGGGTGTCAAAGGAACTGAAATTCGTCTCAAAGAATCTCCTGACTTTATCAAAGAAGGTTTCTCCCTGAGCTTCCGTCTCATCAAGACCGATGCCAAACAAATGTTTAGCCCAGTCCGGAATCATGTCTTCAGGAATGTAAGACGTGAACGTTTCAAGCATCTTGGAGAAAGATCCGCCGAGTCCGGACAGGAATCCTTCAAAACTAATCTTGCCGCCGGCGAGATCGGCGATAAGACCGATCAGATCAGAAATAAAGGTTAAAACGGGGCCTACAACTTTTCCTACAATATCAGCGATATATAAAATGGTATCGCCAATGGTCGAAAGAATACCAGCTGAACTTTCGCCTTCTTGATCAAGTCCGAACAAAGTTCTAAGCAGTCTATCGATCGAGGATATGATCTGATTAATTCCAGAAGTGAGAGGCTCGGCCTTCGTCGCAAGCTCATCAAAAAATTCAAAAATAGTTCTATTCCGAGCCGTATCCTGCGCGGCTCCGAAGATTCTATCACCCAGATCCCCGAAGAATCCGATAATTGTGTCAAAGCTGGGTGTAAGTTGTGTCCCAATGCGCTCCATAAAATGAGCTAAGCCTTCAAGAATCATATAAGCATAGCCCAAAGCTCCGGAAATTCCATGGACGATGTCATAGATCACTTCAAGCCTTGTCTTGGTCTCGCCGTTTACGTCAATCTCTTCATTAAAGAATCCTTTGATCCCCTGCATGAATTTTTGAACTTTTTCGGTGATTTCAGCAAGCCTGGCGCCAAGCCATATAGCAAAATTCTTTGGATCCTGCTTTGAAACGTACCGATCCGCCGGATCGGCGAACAATAAAAGGAAATCACGGAATCCTGTATAGACAGTCTTACCAAGACCGTCAAGCAGATCCATGAAGCCAACTGCTCCAGTCTCTGTTTCACGCCAGTAATCGCCGAGAAGGATATCCAGCATGCTGCTTTTTCCGCCGCCGATATCCCACGATTTGAAAAGATCGTTACGGAAATTTTTAATCGTTTCCAAACTCTCGATCACACGGTCACAAATATTTGTAAATAACTCAGCCGCTTCGGTAACGTCACCAAGCACAATCCGAAACGTATCCATCCATCCGGAACTGACGCTCTCTTTAATGGCATTCAGGGCATCCGCAAAAGTAAGTGCCCGCTGACCTGTTAAATAGGCAGTCTTTCCGAAGCTGTCTATAACGTCTTCAGGGTGCTTCAATTCGTTGACATCTTTACCGAACTGATAGTTTTCGTATAGTTTCTTAGCGACATCACCTGTGAACCATTTTTTACTCAGCGTATTTTCAAGAGTCGCAGCTGTAACTTCAACCTGTTTTCCAAACTTGGCGGCTGTAAAAACTTTGTCGCCTTTCTTTTCAAGATTTTCGGCAGCGATACCGGCTTCAATCGCCAAATCACGCCATTCACTGGTAACAACGTGATAAGTCTGGTTCAAGCTGTCAAACTGTTGCTTTCCAAGAAAAGAAGAGCCGCCCATAATTTTACTGATGATGGACATGGCGCCGGCGGCTTCGTTCGCTCCTGCCCCCGCTTTCGTAGCGGAGTTGGCAACGCCTTCCAAAAAGCGCTCGGCTCCGGACAGATCCATACCAATAGACTGAAGCGCAGAAATCTGGCCAACCATTGTTTCAAAGCTGTGGCTCGTCTGATCGGTATAGGCCATAACCCGCTCCATCACGGAATAAGCTTCTTCTTCTGTATATTTTCCGCTGGAGATGATCGTCATAACCGACTTGTTCAAAGCGTCGTATTTGCTCTGGCCAACGGAAATCTGATCAGAAGAAATACTCTTGATAAAGCCTTCCATGCTTCTGGCAGCGCCCTCAAGGCCGGAACGAATTCTGCTGAGCACATACTCACCAACATCGCCGAGACCTGTGAATTTGTCCGTCAGCTTCTGTATATTCGTTGACAGATTTCCGAAAGACAGAGTTTCCATGCTTTGACTAAATCTCTGAAGACCTCGTGAGGTTTCATCAAAGTCCATGGCTTCTTTCAGTTCTTCGATGCTTTTCTGACTCTTCGCAATATTTTTTTCAAACTGCGCATTGTCAAACTGCATTTGAATAATGCGATTGTCAACCGTAGTCGCCATTTACTCTGTAACCTCCTTCCACATGGAATCCGCTAATTCATAAAAAATTGGCGCAAGCGCGGGGCTTACAAAATCAACACCTTCAACATAACCGCCGTTCCTGGTTCCATGCCCATAAACCAGCAGGATCACAACATTCGCTCCGTCATTAACATGATCATTCGTATAAGTTAATGTTGTAATGCCGTCTTTACTTTCGATTTCGTATCCCCAGGCTTCGGCAGTATCGCCGCTGTCGACCGGAGTCGCCTCTTTCAGAGCCTTTAAACCTCTTTCGGCATAATCGGACAGAATATTCAAATAATCCCGCTTCAGCACCCGGTTAAAAAGGCGTTCGATGCTGTTAAAATTTCCATTGTGCTTAATCCTGATCATTCACATATTCCGCCCTTCACTTCTATTTTGATTTACCCGTGGCTTCCGCTTTTCGCCCTTCGTGCGGCGTTCAGGCTTCTATTCCTCCTGGCGAGATCTCCTTTGCGAATCTTTTTCTTCGGTTTGTTCTTCTCATCACATACGCGGAGCAGCATCAGAAGCCGGTTAAAATGCCATTTTTGAGCTTCCCACGGAATCTGGTATGCCACCATCTGATAATAGATTTCCTCGCTTGTTATAACTCTGGCGGAACCGCCTTTTCCTTCTACTTTTGTGATGGTCGTCGCTGTCATCGGATCGTCGATATAATTATTTATTTTAATTATCTGTTCGTTTGTCAGCGCGGAGTAAATAAGAGGATTCACGTTTTGAGTAATTGTCATAAATCGAATATAGTCCAGGGTCTCCTCCGGGCTTTTCTTTTCCCGATTCAAAAAAGGCTTTTTATACTTGGCTTCCCACTTTGAAATAGAGACCAGAGAATGCTCAAGCTGCAACGTTTGCCCCTTTACTGTGATAAACTTTTCAAGTTTTTCATCATAGAATTGAGTGTCGTCAACCCGTAACGAAAGCATTCTCTGGTCCTCCTTAAATTAATCCTTCTTCGTATCCTCGACCAGAGTCAACGCCGGCTTGCCGCTTTCTTTTTCTTCACGGTTCTTCTTCATTTCGGCCGTAACCCGATCCTGAGCATTCTTATTCAGACAGCCTGTCATAAACGAAATCAGATTATCTTCAGACTGCATCAGCTCCATTAGCAGATTGTCATACGCTTCCGTGTTAATGAAGAAATCGGCCAGTTTCTGTCCATTCGGGGCAACCTTTACGAAATTCTCGTTCACACGCTCGCCGTACGATTCACGGAC